TAGTACTTATATCTCTTTGATCAAACAAGATACTGACTATGATGTAGTATACCTCGACGAATGCCATAACCTTTTATATTCTCACGAGTTCTATCTTGAGGACTATAAGGGTAAGGTCGTAGGTTTAACCGGTACGCCTCCGAGAGTTGCTAACTCCGAGAAAGGTGAGATGGTAGATACCTATTGCCCTATTAACTACAAGTACATTACCGATGATGCTATCGACGATGGAATTCTAAACGATTATCAGGTTATCATTCATATGTTAGACCTTGATACTCGTAAGAATTTTATGCAGAAGACTAAAACTAAACAGTTTCCTACGTCAGAGCTTGCTAGTTATAATTACTGGAGCGAGAGAGTTCTTAATGCTCACGGCGGTAAAGAACTTCAGATAGCCCGTATTATGCGTATGAAAGCCTTGATGTCGTATCCTAGTAAAGAACGTTATGCAAAGGAATTGCTTAATCATATAACCGATAAGGTTATTCTATTTGCTAATACACAGGAACAGGCCGATAAACTTTGTCAGCATAGTTATCATAGTGGTAATAGTGACTCGGAAGTTAACTTAGAGAAGTTTAAATCTGGAGAGATAGATAAACTTTCATGTGTATTACAATTAAGTGAAGGGGTAAACATCCCTAACTTGAAACAAGGTATTATTATGCATGCATACGGTAACGAGCGTAAGTCTGCTCAGAGATTAGGTCGATTGCTTCGTCTTAATCCAACTGAGAAAGCAACCGTGCATATCTTATGTTATGATGATACCGTAGATGTAGCATGGGTAAACCAAGCGCTACATGATTACGATGATTCTAAAATTAAAAGAGTAAAACGAAATGTCTGATTATTTACCTACGGGATCAGTAAATGATCCAAGTGCTCCGTGGAATCAATCGGAGGATCTATGTCGCTATTGTGATGTAGATGTGATTAGAGAAATGGCTATGTCTATAGTAGATATTGATAGAGATGTCGATGACATCGAACAAGAACTTTTAGATAACGCCGATATTTGTAAAGATTGTTATAAAGAACAAGAAGCAGACGATTATGATGACTGGATCAACTGGAGAGACTAGTACTATTGTACTTGAGGACATCGTCCTAGATTTGTCTTTCATGGAAGATTCCAAACTCGTATTGTATAATGATGACCATAATGCCTTTGATAAGGTTATTATGGCTCTCATTATCTACTGCGAAATATCTTCAGCAAGGGCTGCAGAGCTTGCCATGAAGATTCATAATGAGGGAAAGGCTGTGGTAAAGTATGGATCTCGTGATAAGCTCGAGCCTATTGCTAAGGTATTTGGGGATATAGATTTAACCTGTGAAATAGAAGACCCATGAAAGTCGGAGACCATGTTAAAATAGATGATGGAACTGTAGTACTTCTTAAGCAGTTACTACATGGTAAAGATTATTTTAATCCGGTACCATTGTGGTCAACTAAAGTTATATATGTTCCAGAGGGTTGTAGCCTAGAAGTAGGTCAGTCTTTAGAGCTATACGAGCTAGCCGATGCAAAAGTTGTTAAATTAATCTTTGTGGAAGAATGAAACCGGGAGACTGTTACATAGATGATTACTATGAGCCAGATACTATTGTAGTAAGAGTTACTGATCAAGAGAGTGCTGATGGTTACGCATGTACAGTTGTTTATTCAAGTGACCCTGACCGTATGTGGATAGGCGAAAAGGTATCACGTTATTCAGATGACGAGGACCTTATACCAGTAGCTATGATCACCATAGATAATAAAGTAATGATAATTAAGTTATGAAAGTAGGAGATTACATAGACTTTGCAGGTAATATATTTTATGTAACTCAGGATCTTACTGTAGAAGCTCTAAATTTTAATGAGTTTGAGGTACTTGCGGTATACGTAAAGGTTCTTCATGAGGACTATCCTGTAGGTAAATTATCTAAAATAATATACCCTAAGGATGGGAATAGTCCCAATATAGTTAAACCAATATTTATAAGAGAATGAAAAGTAAAAGACTAACTGATGATGACATGGTAAAAGATATAATCAACACCATGTTTATAATAGCTGGTCATAATGTATCCTATGAGGACATTAAAGACCGTAAGGATAAATGGTATGAGCAATGGACCATGACTCCTGAGCAAGAAGAAAAGTGGACGGAGTGGATGGTAGCATACTTACGTAAGCATAGAAGACTTACTATTAAGTATGCTCAGAGATCTGCTTCTATGTATAACCTGATGTGGGGCCTTAAGGTCAACCGTCCTGAACTAGAACAAGATGAAGACTAAAACTGTAGAAAGATTGCTGAATGAAACTCCTGAGGATGTTAAGAAACAAGTAAGTACGTATGCTGATAATTTAGTTATGAGTAAATATATCCTATGGGCTATAGCCTTTTTATTATTGCTAGATTGTGCAGGTACAATAGCAATGTACATAGTCTGGAAAGACAGACCTCTTGAGAGAGAGGACTACCAAATGTTTAAAGCTGTTAAGATACCGGAGGATACTGTATATGTAGACCCGATAACTGTAGGTACAACAACTGATCCTGAGAACTTATGAGTACTAAAGAAGTATTAGAAGAACTAATTAAGGAGATGGAACATCTACGTGGTAATAAGACAGTACCTTACCTTAACCCTTATAAAGGTATAGATGATTGTGTTGACCTTATATACAAAAAGATTAAACAACTTAAAGAATGAAGACAGAGTATAGAAATCGTTATGGCGATGTAATTATCTTTGAGAAGAAAGATAATGTTATAGAGATGACTGGATTTACCGAACATTACCGTGTTGGCGGATGGCCAGGTGAAGTAGGCATGCCTAACTATAAGTTCTCTATGATAGACCCTAGTGGTGGACCTTACATTACTGCTCAGGCGGAATGGCATGGTGAGGAGATGAGCGGTACAGATATGGGATCTTTCCTACCCGAATGGGCAGGTCTTAAGATAGAGTACATTACAGTAGAAGATGGTTTAGCTAAATTACATTTATGCAATTGACAAAAGAGAACGAGGAAAGATTAAAGGTTGCTAATCTTGTAGTATGGTTACAGATGGCTGTATTTGCAGCAGACGAGACTGCTAACATAACATGGTTTAATAGGCATAAGACTAAGAATGTTTTAAATAACTTTAGCAACATCGTGATTAAAGAACACGGTCCGCTACTGAAATCATTCTGGGATGTGCCTGAACATTTAGACATGGTAGAGATGTCTAATAGATTGAGTAAGTTTGCAGAGCTCATAACAGATATGGATTTTGCAGACATGCAAGAGAGTATTGAATTAATTGAAAACTATTTAAAACAAAAAAGAAATGGAAACGTTTGATGTATGTGTATTTTTATTTACCGGTTTATCTACTGGTATGGCTATAGGTTTAGCTATTAGAAACAAACAGATTAAGAATCTTAGAGAAGAGGTAGATGCAGGAGATAACTCTTATATGCGTTTACTAGATATGTACATAGAGTTAAGCAGCTCACATAGAAATCTTATATTATCTAAGAATAAGACTGTGATTGCTAAAAAGAAAGCCGGAAGACCTAAAGGAAGTACTAATAAAACCAAGAAAGATGGCGGATCAACTACCCGTAAGTATACGCGCAAAAGTAGTAAATAAGAGTTTAGAAATAGATCCGCTAGGGTCTGCTAAACTAGGCTTATTTATTAAAGGATTGCAAGAAGGTGAGACAGTAGTTATTACCTACGAAGTGCAGACAGCTGATCATAGTTATGCTCAGTTAAGTAAGTTACATAAGTGCATTAGAGAACTGGCTAACTATACTGGTGATTCATTTGAAGATATGAAACTCCAAGTAAAGTTAAGAGCCGGTCTATGTACTGAAGATAACTGTAAATCATTTTCAGAATGTAGCAAGGAAGAATTATCTATGGCTATACAAGCGGCTATAGAGATCGGAGAACTTGTGAACTTTAGTCTTCACTAACATCCGTCTGCTCTTGTGTTTCAGGGTTTATCTCAACCATTTTGAGATGCCCCTGTTTACGAGCAGCTTCTTCAACCATAACTAGAAAAGATAGTATGGTTGTTACATGGTAGCTATAGGGGTCATCTTGATCTCCTTTCTCTACCTTTTTAAGTGTCTCAGTAAAATGGTCGTGATCCTTATACGGGATACCTTCTAACATTAACTGGTTGAATCGTTGTACATAAGCTACAGGTAATTCTATTTTGATTACCGTATCAGGCTTATATACTTCTACTTGAACTGGTTTTTTAGGCTCGGACATTATACAAATTTTAACAAATATAAGATGGAAGAAGTTAATTTACAAGAAGTTAAAGACAAGCTTTACGAAAAGCTCAAAGCAAATGGTTGGGGTCCCCAACTGGTTAATTTTATTATGACGTCTGACTTCGACGATATCTTGTCCTTCCTACTACGTGAGGCACAGGATGGTAAAAGGTTTACACCGAAGGTTAAACATCTATTTAAAGCATTCGAAGTTTGTCCCTTTGATAAAGTTAATGTAGTTATCATAGGTCAGGATCCATATCCGCAGATTAATGTGGCAGATGGTATTGCTTTTAGCTGTAGTAACTTTGGTAAAGTAGAAAAGTCTTTAGACTATATGTTTAAGTCTATTGGTAAGACTACGGGTTCTCTTAATAACGACCCGGACTTAAGTCGTTGGGCTAACCAAGGAGTTCTATTATTAAACAGTGCACTTACTACTACGATTGGTAAACCTGGTACGCATCAGCTACTATGGAAACCTTTCATGGCATATGTGCTAGACTATTTAGTTTGGAACAGACCTAATTTAATCTATGTATTTATGGGAAAGAAAGCGCAAGACTTTGCGGATTTAATTCCTGATAATAACTATAAGATTATGGTAAGTCATCCTGCCAGTGCTGCATATAATGAACAACCTGAATGGGAATGTGAAGACATGTGGAATAAGATTAATAAATACCTAGAGCAAGATGGGAAAAATAGAATTTCCTGGTAGAATTAAAGTTAGAATGGTACTAGATCCTGCATTTGGTGAGGTATCATTTGAGATAGAAGACAGTGTTATTAAAAATAAATGTCTATATGATGCGCTATCTGGATATGGTATTGAGATCGAAAGAGCTAAATATATTGTAGCAGATATGGCTAAGTCTGTAAACACAGCTAAGTATTATCATATGGATGAAATAGATTACGTAAAATATGGCAGAGAGAGACGTCAAGAAATTGAGAGGGGAGATCAGGCAGGATCTCGCCCAGTTAAACTACGATCTTAACCTAGTAATAGGTAAGTTCTTTGGTAATATCCAAAAGAGTTTAGTAAAATACGATAAGTACATAGGTAGTAATCACGCCTTGGTACCTGGTATAAATGACTTTAAGGTTGTCGTGGATCTCGCAGAAGAATTGTATCCAGAAGATGCTCCGTTTAGTACTAACATGAAGTTTCGTGGTCAGCAAGTTATTATTATTAGGCAGTGTTGCTACCTGATAGGTAACGAATTAGGCCTAACTTATTCACATATGGTAAGAGTTCTTAACGATATGCATAAAGAAAAAGTTACGCATCATGCGACTATGTTACACGGTAGTAATAAGACTAAGATAGCTCTTGATATTAAAGACAAGAGGGTTCTTCCTATATGGAGTAACCTAATGTCTAAGTTGCAAGAGAAGGGAATTACAAAAACATTTGTATCTTTAGATTCCGAAATGTTATGAAAGAATTCTTTGATTATCTAGCCGAGAACGGCATAAGCCCTAATGGATTTTATGTTCTATGGGGTATCGCAAATAAAGTTAGACCTGCTGTTATCAATGTTCATACTGAACTTAGATTACTTGCTGATCTTAATCTTATTGAAGATGCTAAGAAAGGTATACTAACTGCTGAAGGTAATAGAATCATTGATGATGCTACGGCATTGTTCGGAAACATGAGAGCTTCTGTTAAGAAGATCGTAGTTACCGAGGATGATATGGTAGTTCAGTATCTTGAGATGTTTCCAAAGGGTAAGTTACCTAGTGGTAAGGCAGCAAGATTACCTAAGAATGATTTGAAGAAAGGCTTCGAATGGTTCTTTAAGAACTATGATTATAGTTGGGATACTATATTAAAAGCTACCGCTTATTACGTTGACTCGTATGAGAAGAATAGGTATATGTATATGAAGAACTCCCAATACTTTATTCGTAAACAGAATATAGATAAGAGTTGGGATTCAGAACTCGCAGCGTTCTGTGAGATAATACTAAACGGTGGTTATACAGATGATGATAACCACATAAGGGAGAGAGTTGTATGAAAGAAGTTAGTAAGTTCGAGAGCATTATGCTCAGAGTTATATTAGGCGTAGGATTATCCGTTATTTGTTGGTTACTTATTGACACATTTGTAACAGATATTTCCTACATCTGTTCATTAGTTTTAGAATTTATATTTTTTACATCGGATAAAATTTATAACTTTACTGTCCGAAGAGCCTTAGGGTCTAGTAGGGCTTAATTACCAATTACATGTCAGAAATCGCTAAGCCCTGGAAGGGGCAGAAAGACGGCTTTGTCCAAGCTCTTCATTATATGAAGGGTAGGAAGGAAGGTTCTATTAAAAGTATCAAGACTCCTTGGGAAAAGTTTAATGATGCGGGTACTGACGGTATAGAATGGAACACATTAACAGTGATCGCAGGTAGGTCAGGCGCAGGTAAAACTCTGGTTAAAGACAATATCATTAACAGTGCATTCGTCCTGAATAAGGGCGAGAACTTTAGAGTTTTAGAATTTCAATTCGAAATGATTGGCCGTGTTACCGCCTTAAGAGAATTCTCTAGTGTCGTTGGTAAGTCGTATAAATATCTGTGTAGCGCTAATGGACCGTTAGCCGATGCAGATTTACAAGCATGCTATGATTATGCAAAGCAAAGAGTAGGATATCCTATAGATGTTGTCGAGAAACCGAGAACAGTATTGGAGATCAAGTCTATTATCGAGATGTATATGGAAGAGCACATGAATCGTGAGGGAGAATTTCCTACATATACTAATACGATTATAACGCTTGATCATTCCTACCTTGTTAAGCTGGCAGCGTTTGAGAAAGATAAACATGAGATGCTCTACAACTTGGCAGAGATGCTTACCGAGTTGAAGCGTAGATATCCTGTTGCCTTTATCATTCTTAGTCAGCTTAATAGAAACATCGATAGCCCGGAAAGGAATGAAGATGGTAGAGCTGGAAACTACATTCTTACTTCTGACTTAATGGGAGCCGATGCATTATTGCAACATGCCGATATACTTGTTGGTCTTAACAGACCGGGATATTTTAAGGTTCGCTATTATGGTCCCGATAGGTATATCATCAATGATGAAAACGTTATGGTAATGCACTTCCTTAAATGTAGGAATGGTGATACTAGAATGAGTTTCTTTAAATGCGAATTCGAAAAGATGAGGGTAGTAGAAATACCTGCTCCTCCTACACAAGAAAAACGAATTAATACAAGGTAAAAAAAAATGGCTATTAAAACCACAGAAAAGTTAGACAGAAGAGCTCGTACTAAAGAGCTCCGAGAATTTCACCAAGAAGTTTTTGACAAGTTAGGTATACCTGATGCGGTATATGTTCCTACGTTAGCCTACAAACCGGTTGGTAAAGACAGCAAGCACATTGCTTTATTTCCAAGTCAGTTGAAGATGAAACAGGATCTTTATTTAGAGTTCGTAAGTCGTGAGATGGAATGCGAAGATGCAAACAGAACTCTTTATAAATGGAAGTTTAATCCTTTCTTCGCAGATGAATACGAAGCAATCGAAAGTGAGCTCGAGGGAATCAGCGAAAGATATCTCGTACCTGTTGCTGAATTAAGTAAGGTAGAGATTGCAGTAGAGGAACCTTCTAAGGTAAAGCAATTATCTTTTGATGGCTTCGATGATATAATGGATCCTGATCAGGATGCTCCGTTAGATCAGCTTACTGTTAGAGATCTTGCTGCTATTCTTTTGAAGAAGCCTGTTAGCAGAAAGAAATGGTTAAACGAGTTAATAAAATAACATGGAAATTAAGTTGCCTACAAGTAAGGTTCCTGCGACTAGTAAAAGTCCTAAGAACCTGGTTATTTTTAGTAAACCAAAGGCCGGTAAAACAACCGTGCTTTCACAGTTAGAGAACTGTTTGATCTTAGATCTTGAGAGCGGTAGCGATTACGTTGACGCTATTAAGATGAAGGCAACATCTCTTGACGAAATCAAAGCAATTGGTAAAGCAATTAAAGATGCAGGGAATCCGTACGACTATGTCGCTATTGATACTATTACAGCATTAGAAGATATGTGTTTACCTTATGCTGAAGAACTTTACACACGGACTCCGATGGGTAAGGGTTGGCCAACCGAAGGGAAGGCTAAATATGGTAGCATTCTTAACCTACCAAATGGTGCAGGATATCCCTGGTTAAGGGAGGCATTCGTAAAAGTTATTGATTACATCAAGACTTGGGCACCAAGAACTATACTTGTAGGTCACGTTAAGGATACTCTACTGGAGAAGAACGGGTCGAACTTTAATTCGCTAGACTTAGCGTTGACAGGTAAGCTCAAACTAATTACGACATCTAATTCAGATGCGATTGGTTATCTATTCCGTAGAGGTAATAAAAACATATTAAGTTTCAAAACCACTGATGAGATATCATGTGGCGCAAGACCTGAGCATCTTCGTAATCAAGAGATTGAAATCTCTGAGCTCGTAGATAATGAGGTAGTAGTAAACTGGGATAAAGTATTCATAGATTAATAATTAAAAAAAATGATTAGTACAAAAAACATCGACTCGAACAGCGGCGGTAGCTCTGTTCCTAAAACATTGGCTCCGGGAGTTCACACGTTTAAGATTAACAGTATTGTCTTAGATGAAGTTCCTTACAAGAAAGGAGCTTATAACATGAACCTTAATGTAGAAGGTCCTGATATGGGCGCTGACTTCGAAGGTTTCTTTATTGACAAAGATGATCCTACACAGGGTCGTTACAAAGGTCAGGTGGGACGTATTCGTTTCTCTGAATTTCCATACGCTGATGGCGAAACTAAATCAGGTATTATTATTAAACGTGATGACGAGATCCTGAAAGCAGTTAACAATATCTGTAAGGCGTTGAGCATGCAGGCTTGGTTAGAAAGCCAAGATAATAAGCATGATACTATCGAGTCTTTGGTAAGTCAGCTTAATGCAGATAAGCCATTTGCTGGTAAGTATTTACGCGCTTGTGTAGCAGGTCGTGAATATCAGAATAAGCAAGGCTATACTAACCACGATTTGTATTTACCAAAGTGGTCTAAGGAAGGCTTGGCTTACGAGTCTGCAGATGTTGAAGAAGCATTGAGCAAGGTAGTTAAGTTTAATGCTGATGTTCATATCAAGAAGAGCAAGACCGATACGGTTCAATCTTTTGGAGATGCAACTCCTACTACCAGCAATGTAGCTGGCGACTTTGAATTATAATTAAAATTACAGGGGGGAGTAGAAATATTCCCCCCTAATTTTACCGTTATGATTAGTACTAGATTTTTAATATCCGACATATCGGATGTACCGGAAGTATGGGCATTCGAATATTATTGTAGATTAGAGGAGAAGTTAACTGGTCAAACTGTAAAGATTAAATCGTTGTTCAATCCTGGAGAACGTACTCCAAGCTTCTGTATTTATTATAACACGTCAGGTTATCTATACAAAGATTTTTCTACCGGCAATGGTGGTAATCATATCAGCCTAGTATCTAAGATATTTAATCTAGAATACTATGAAGCTATAAGAAAGATAACTGAAGACTATAATGAATTCTTACTGAAGAACAACGGAGAATATTCTGTAAGTGCCTTTAAGAAACAAGCATCTTATAAAGTATCTGATTACTCTGCTAGACAGTGGAATAATTTAGACGCCGAGTTCTGGTCAAGGTATGGAATAGATTCCAATACTCTTACAGAATATAATGTATTGCCATTAGAGTTCTACAAGATGGAGAAAGAAGATGATGATATTGTAGATGAACTTACGATTAAAGGTAATTACATATATGGTTATACTAGGGCAGACGGACAGATCTATAAAGTCTATCAGCCTAAAGTAAAAGAGCATAAGTTTTTAAAGGTAAAGAATTATGTACAGGGTACTGACCAATTAAAGTTTGACGTACCTAATCTTGTTATCTGCAGTTCTCTTAAGGATGCAATGTGTCTCAAGAAGTTTGGTTACAATCTGGAAGTTGTAGCACCAGACAGTGAGAATACTGCAATCCGTCAGGAGGTAATAGATATATACAAGGTTAGATATAAATCTATCTGTACTCTATTTGATAATGATGAGGCCGGTATCAAAGCGATGAAGAAGTATAAGGATAACTTTGGTTTTCCGGGGATACATCTGAAGCTCGAGAAGGATTTATCAGACTCTGTTAAAGTATATGGTAGAGAAAAGGTAAGAACATTCTTACACCCTTTATTAAAAGAAGCACTAAAGAAATGAGTTGGATCTACCAATTAAAAGAATTCACCGAGGACATGATTCCTGATGGTGCTGTAGGATTTGTATACCAGATGGATGTTATCATAGATGGTGAACGCAAGTCCTATATTGGCAAGAAGAACTTCTTTGCGGATGTTAAGACAAAGCTTTCTAAGAAGGCATTGTCTACTGATAAACGCAAGAAGACTTACAAGCGCGTTAGAAAAATTGTATATCAAAACTACTATAGTAGTAATGAGAAACTTAAGGCAGCTCATAAGGCTGGAGTACAAATCAAAAGGACTATCCTAAAGATATGCTACTCTAAGACAGAGCTCTCTTATCAAGAAGTTAAATACCAATTTATGTGCGAGGTACTGGAGAAAGACTTCTGGTTAAATGCAAACATACTTGGTAGGTTCTATAAACAAAAGTAATATGGCGAGTTTAAAGACGGCAACATTATTTGCAGCATTGAAAGATGCTGGTGTAACAAATGTAGAAATTAGATATGATGGCGGAGGAGACTCTGGCCAGGTGGAAGATGTAGAATTTTATGGAGATAATATAGATAGCTCTGCCCTTAACGATAAGTTTGAGGGAAACCTGCAAGACTTAGGTTATTATATACTTGAACAGCATTACAACTGGGATTGGTATAATAATGATGGCGGTTATGGAACTATAAATATTGAACTTATAGATGAGCCTGTAATACTTATTGATGGTTATGTCAGATCTGTTACTGATGCTCATGATTCAGTTAATCTTACAGATATAAACTGGGAAGAATAATGGCGCATCCATGTGATCATGCTCGCAGCTCTGCTAAGAAGTGGGGAGGCGAGCCTGAGGAGTACATGCACATTCATGAATGGTTTGATGCTACTAAGGCCTGGTATGGTCACAGTATGCATAGATTATTTAGGCATCACAGCGAAGGTATCTTTGAATGTGAAAAGGTCTTCGGGCCCTTCTTTGTTAACTCAGTAGGTAAAAAAGTTATGACTCGCTATGTAGGTGAGCAACATGTAAAAGAAGATTGCAATGGTTATCTACCAAGTGCAAAGGAGTGGATCACTAATATGAATAACCCTCCGGTATGGATGTTAAAAACTTTAAAAATAGAAGACTAATGACTACAAACATGTTTATGGTAAAAGAGGTTGTATTGCCTAAAGAGAATGATGATAACCTTAGTATCTACGGTGAGTATACTTTATCCGATGTAGGTATCTTTAAAGAAGGTGATGTAATTACTTATAGTGAGGTAGATGGTCTACCTTTTTATATTAATGCTATACCGTTTCATCTAAATGATCCTTATGAGGCTAAGGATGGTATAGAAATATATAATAGTAAAGAGGCTAGGGAGAATATTAAACCCGGCACAATACTATTTGTAAAAAGTTCTGAGCCTGATGTTGCAGATACCATTATTACTGGTACAGATCGTAATGGTAAAGAATATATTAATCATTGGACTATGGCAGATAACTATGCTATGCGAGTACATGATTATAATCTTTATCAAACCCTTGCAGATTTTAGAAAATATAATTATGCAAGGAAAGGATACCTAGCAGGATTTGCTGCTGCAAAGCATGCATTTGCTAAAGAACTTGAGAAACTAAATAACCTTATGAAATAATGGGAGAAGTATTTAAACTTGATGAGACAACATATAAGAACTTGTTGTCAATGGCTACATCTGTAGATAGAGATAACCACATTGTGGTTAAGAATCTTATTGACTCCTCAGATATTGAGGCTAACTTACCTTATGTACTTATGTTATATAAGGAAGCTGGGTATAAGAATATAAATCTTGAACAAGATACCATAGAAA